TAAGTTTTAAAGGGTGTTTTGGTTTGGTTTTGGTTGCTGGTTTGCCGATGTAACAAACTAACAACGGTGTGTTATTAGCTTGTTATCGGTGTTTTTTACCTGCTTTAAAACCTTGCAAGTAAACAGCAGGCAAATGTTAACAATATTTATAAGCTATTAAAACCTGATCACCTGAGCTGTTAAATTTAATAAAATAACCACTAAAGGCAGACGTACTATAAACACCGTTAAAAATTTGTTTATCTATTCGCATAAACATATCTAGGGGTATAAATTCAACCCCTAAACACTTATTAATATATTTAACAAAACAAGTGTCTAAAACGTCACTTTTTTCAAAGTTGTAGGTGTTAATAATTTCGTTTTGTGTTTCTTCTGTTAGTTCGCATCCTGAATATATGCGGCTTCTATTATAATTTACTGTTTTCATAATTGCAAGTTTTTAGTTGATTAATACAAGGGTATTTTAATACCCTTGTTTCGCTGAATTACAGCTCATCAGTTAATCTTATTTAGTTCTTTTCTAAATATTACCCTTGTGGGGTATCCCGTGCGCTGGTATTCTCTTAAATCGTGTTTTAAAAGCGTTTCCTTGTATTCCCTACCTTTAGAATTAATTAGTATTTTATTGTCGTATTCTTTGGCGTTTTGTTGGCTGTCGGCTTCGTATTCGCTCACATCTTCCCAACTTCCAAAGTGTTGCTGTATAACTAAAATATAATTGTATTTATTAGCTTTTTTTATTTCTGGTGTTGTTGTTAAATTTTCCATGTTTTCAAGTATTAAAATATTAATAATAAAATTCTTGTTTTAATTGGCTACCTTCAAAGAAGGCTTTTAAATCTTTTTTACTCACTTTTTGGGCTTTATTATTCCAAAAATGATTTATTTTAAAATAACCAGGTTGCAGGTTATTTTCTTTTACTATTTTGTTTAAGTCTTCAATGTTACAAAAAAATTGCTTTCCGTTGCTTGTTAAAACTTGGTATACTCTCAGGTTGTTATTAATTACAGTTTTCATGTTTGCAGGGTTTTAAGTGGTTAATATTTATTTTATACGTTATTTGTTTTTAAAGGTTGCAATTTATTTAATTTGTATGTCAAAATTTTCAGTTAAATAGATACCGTATAAATGAATACTGTTTTTATCTTCTGCCCATGTTTGAGCGGTTAATTCAATACCTATTTTATTAAAAAAATCCTCTATAACATCCTTTAGGCTGTTGTGTTTTGCGCCATAACTTAAAATAACAGTTTTACTGTATCTTAAGTCAGTTAATTTAATTCTGGTCGGCTTGTTATCTGTTGCGCTTAATGTTTCAACTTTAAAGGCTCTTAGCCTGTTTAGTTCTTTAATTTCGTTTTTCATGTTGCAAGGTTTTTAAAGGTTAATAATGTTTATTTATATAGTTAAACGTAAATAAATTAATAAGGTTACATTTATAGTATTATTTTACACAAAATAATTTATAACTATCTGTATATCAATGCAATTAATTTACATTTATTTTTATATTTATTTTGAAACCTTAATAAAATTGATTAACTTTACACCATCAAAACCACTATTTACAAGCCTTGCAAATGAAATATAAAAATAAAAAGCCACGGACCGCCGATGAATCAAAGGAGCATAAAAGCCTATTAAAAAAGATTAAAGAACAGTTAATACAGGATATAAACAAAGTAAATAATAACACTCAAATAAGTAATAATAAAAATCATTTATTCAATTAACCACAAAAGCCGATGAACCAACAATTTAAAACATTTATAGAATGGTTAAAACATTTAGAATACAAAAGAACTATAAAAGCTATAATAATAGAGATCGAAGACTATAGAATTAAAAGAGGTTTTAAACCCAATTCAAAACCATTAACAGATTTAGACAAGCGATTAATTGAAAACGGTTTTTTATTGTCTTAAAACCCTATTAAAACCCCTTTAAATCAATTTTAACCACATTAAACCAATCTAAGCCGCCGATGAAAACAAATAGTAAAGCATTAATAATACCAATTAACAACACATACTCATTATACGCTCTAATACTATCACAACTAAACACCACAAACACAAACCAAATTTTAACAACAATAGCTCTAAATCATCTTTTCAAAAATCACCCCTTTAAAAACAACAACCAAACCCAAACCCAAATTTTAACCAAAATTATATATATTAAAAACACCCACAAAATAGAGGCTAAACCACTAACACACAGCGGATTAAATATGATAATAAACAGGCTACAAAAGCAGGAAGTATTAACCTATTTTAATGGATTTTACACCCTTAACCAGGCTTTAAACGAGTTAGAAACAGTTAACCAGATAGTATTTAGATTGAACCAACCCAACCCAATAAAAGAACCAATAAACGCTTAAAAAGGGTTAAAATAGAGGTGTATAAAAGGACAAAAATACACTTTTGAAGCCGATGAAACACCAATATAAAGGACAAAAATATACTTTTATGATTAAAAAGCTAAGAATTGAAAGAAAACTAACCCAGTTAGAAGTGGCAAACTATTTAAAGATGGAGATTAAAACATACCAGCGAAGAGAAAATAATAATACGTTTACTTTTGAAGAGGGTATAAAAATACTTAAATATATGGGTTATGAAATAGCAATATTAAAACCCGATGCTATCACAAAATTGTAACCAAAAACCAAACTATTTATTCAATCACAATCTGGTGAATCCTTTCTAAATGTATTCGGGTTTCTGCCAGTAAGATAAACCCAATTAGGATATATTGAAGCGCTCATACTTTGCCGTTGGTTAATAATCATGTAATTTTTTAACTCAGCCGATAAACGAGCCAGTAATAATTCTAAATCATCTATACTAAGATCATATAAAGCGCAAAAGGTTTCCCACCATTCGCCGTTTATTAAATCATAATAAACAGCATTTAAAGGTATTGAAGCCTTCATTACCCTGAAGCAGTCATCTATTAATATACATTTTTCTTTACGTATATAATCATCATTATTAAATGTATTAGCCGTCTTAATTTCAAAAACAGCCCTTTTAATCAATTCTTCGATATGTGCCATAATTTTAGTATTTACCTTTTATACTACAAAGATAGCAAAAGGTTGCATAACACACTATATTTATACTCATTCTAAATAAGCTAATAAGCATGGTATATTTATTTTATTTACTGGGGTATATACTTTGTTCAATTGTTTTATTTCAATGGGTGCTTATCTCAATGGATCTAACACAATAGGGTTAAACCCTTTCTTTTTATCATTTCTTTTAAAATAATTCTTTTTTAAATCTTTGTCTTTCGTTTCGACTCCCCCCCATAGCGGTTGCCTACCCCCTACTTTTTAGGAAGGGGATATGATACCATAGGGTTACGCCCACAATAAAATTTTTTATAATTTTTTTTTGGGGGGGTTTATAATGGTAATAAAATAATTAAGTTTAATAGTAACGAAATAGTTAGGTTTAGATTTGGAGGTTTAGGATAAAGGGGTTATATTTGTGGTGTGCTATGTAGAAGTGGTCTATCTCATTTGGCTCATAACCAAAAGGTCGCAGGTTCGAATCCTGTTAGCGCAACAAAAAATTCTTTACCTTTGGTTTGGAATCTATAAAGGCTTTTAACGCTGAGCCCGAATCGGCGTTGTTTTTTTACCCCCCTTAGATGAGAAAATCTTTGGCAGACCCACTTGAGATATAGTGGGTTTTATTTTTTAACAAAATAAATTAATATTTTTGTAACCTTTTTAATTTATCGGCGTATAAGTAGTAAAATTAGGGTATATGATAAAAGTAAGTGAGTTGAGAATTGGTAATTGCGTGTATGACCACGAGGGAGATGAATCAAAAGTTTATAATGTATATAATTCAGGCGGTGTTGATTTAACCTTTGAATTGGTTTTGATGGAAAATATTAATGCTGAATCAATAAGTCCAATACCACTAACAGAAGAATGGTTAGTTAAGTTTGGGTTTGAGAAATACGTGAATAGTTTTAGAAAGGGTTATAATGATTTAGTTTATCACTTTATATATTTAAAACATTTAGATTCTTACGCTTGTTATATTGAATATGAGGATGATTCTGAACTTTACCCAATATCGTTTAATATAGAATACGTGCATCAATTACAGAATTTTTATTTTGCTTTAACTGGAGAGGAATTAATTATAGAATAATATGAATAAAGAAGAGCAACAGAGATTTAGGAATGAGGTTTATGAGAATGGGATAAAGGGGGCTTCGATGGAGTTTGGGATAAGTTATATGACGGCGAAGCGGTTGAATGAGAAATATAAGCACGTAAAGGCTGATAGGATGGTAAGAGATATAAGGGAGAAGGAAAAAGCGTGGTTTTATAAGAATTATAAAAGGAGGGTTTATTTGTATGTGGACGGAGAGAAGGTTATGAGTTCGATATATGTGGAGACGTTTAAGTTGGCGGAGAAGTTGTGGGGGTATCAGTTTGATAAGGAATTGGGGTTTAGGTATAGTAATAAATAAATGGATAAAAACGGATAAGAAATGGATAAAGAACAAGAATTGAAAGTCGGCGATGTGCTGGTTTGTATAAAAAACGATGGATTTATTGAGGTTGGTGAAGAATATGAAATAACAGAGGAGTTACCTTCAGGTTTTATAATTAATTTTAAATTTCATATAACTAAAAGAGTATTTAATAAATACTTCAAACTAAAAACAGAAATAAAAATGGAAAAACAAATCAAGATGTCGTTAGAGACGGCAAGAGAGCTATATCAATTTGAATGCTTAAAAGAAAATTCAACTTGTACTCCAACAGCAAAATGGTTATTAGAAAACTTCACAAAAGAAGAATTGGAAGGCAAAAAAGGTTTTACTTGGGAGGAGAGTTTTAATGGAGGTGGATTTTACATAAAAGAAGCTAATGCTAAATTAGGACAAGTAACTAATTATGTACCATCCGAAGGGTGCAGTGCAATTAACGTTTTCAAAACAAAAGAAGATGCGGAATCAGCTTTAGCTTATGCGCAGCTCACTCATATTTGCGCAAAATATAACGAAGGTAAATTTTACAATAGAGAAAATTATTTTACTATCATTAATATCGGAAACAGATTAAGTTGTGATACGACTACAGAAACTCCAATTTTATATTTTTATAAAAGTGAAGATATGATCACATCATTAGATGTAAATCGTGAATTGTGGGAAAAGTATTGTAAAATTAAAAAGTAATTTAATTGAAAGAACTAAGGAATTACCAAAGTAAAGCTATTGACAATGTAGAATCCGCTTTAAAAAGAGGGGTTAAGAATCAATTATGTGTTTTATTCACTGGTGGCGGAAAAACTTTTTTAGCAGTCAAGTTAATTGAAAGACTTGGATTTAAAAGGGTTTTATGGATAACACATACACAAGAGTTGATTGAACAGTCGGCATTGGCATTTGTGTCTGATAAATTTGGAGATGAAGTTTCAAAAGAAGTAGAAAGCGTTGAGTTTTTAAATTGGGTAAAATTGGGTAGAAGATTGGATAAAGGATATAAAATAGGATGTATAAAAGCTGACTTATTTGATATAGATGCTGATATAGTAATGGCTTCGGCACAGACGTTGTATAGGAGATTAGATAAAGTAGATGCAGATTATTTTGATTGTATTGTAACTGATGAAAGTCACCTTTTTTTGTCCAAAACTTTCAGTGAGCCATTGCGATATTTCACGCCAAAACTATTACTAGGCTTAACAGCAACACCAACAAGGGCTGACGGTGTATCAATGAGTGATATTTATGATGAAATAACATTTGAATATAATATCGGCGATGGGGTAAGAGATGGATGGTTATGTGAATTGAATGGAATTAAAGTTAGAACTAATGTTTCGCTAGACAATATACATACACTAGGTGGGGACTTGAATCAAAAGGAATTATCTAATGAAGTGAATTGTTACTCCAGGAATAAATTAATTGTTGATAAATATTTGGAGTATGGTAAAGGAAGACAAGGGATATTCTTTTGTGTTGATATACAACATTGTTTGGATCTGTTGGAAGTGTTTTTAGAAGCTGGTATATCGGCAGATGCAGTTAGTAGTAATGAAGAATTGACTGGAGATAGGAATGATAAAGTAAGGAAGTTTAAGAGGGGTGAGATAGATGTGTTGATGAATGTAAATATATTAACAACTGGATTTAACCATCCTGATGTTGGGGTAATAGGACAATGTTGTCCGACTAAAAGCTTAACTAAATGGTTACAAAGTACAGGAAGGGGTAGTAGATTAAAAAGTGATAAATATGTAGAAAAGTTTGGTCAAAATTGCGTAATATTGGACTTTGTAGATAATACAAGTAAGCATAGTTTAATAAACGCTTGGAATTTGGATAAAGCATTGCCGTTGGAAGAAAGGGTATATGTAACAAAGGAAAATAAAGAAAAAATATTAGAAGCAAGGAGGGCTAAAATAGAAGGTAATATCACTAAAGATGAAGTAGTACAATTGTTGCCGTTGAAATCGAAACCTAAGATGATTAGCGACAGATTAAAAGAAGTAGCAACAGAAGCACAAGCAAAGTTTTTATATGACTTAGGTTATCCAGTAAATGATACAGTTTATACAAAGGCGATGGCTCAAGAAGTATTAGATGAATTACCAGCAAGGAAAGTAGATATAGAAGAATTAAAACGATTAGGATTTGATGTGAGTCAACCTATAACAAGAGGACAAGCAAGTTATAACATTTGGAATTTTAAAAGAAAAAATAAAACATGGCAGAAGAAGTAAAATTAACAGCAAAAGAAAAGGCGATTTTATTGTTTAATAAAATAAAAGAAGAAACTTATGAGCTTGATAGTTTTGATGGCTCAGAAAGAAATGGAGTTGCGAAAAAATGTGCATTAATATGTTGTGACGAAGTATTAAATGTTTGGGTAAGAACATATAATACATTATTTGAAGTTATGAATATGAAATCAGAAGATGTTAAAGAATCGGCAACTTATAAATATTGGCAAGAAATTAAACAAGAAATAGAAAAAATTTAATTATGGAACAAATAAAAATTAGAGTTTGGGATAACAAAGAAAGTAAATGGTTTAAACCAGAGTACAGTAAAAATGGAGTAAAAAATGAGGATTTAAAAGAGATATTACTCACGCAAAGAGGTGAAGTAATGATAAGAGAAAGGGTTGATGGAGTGGAAAAATTGATTGACGATGTGGAGAGTAGATATGTGGTTAATATGATGTTGCCGATAAAAGACGTAAATCATAAAAAATATAGTATTAATGATATAGTAAAGACAAATACAGGCTATTGGGTGTTAATACACGATGGATTTAAGTTGTGTTTAGCTCAAGGAGATGTGGATGACTATAAAGTGTATCACAATGTAAGTGAATTGGAGCTAAGGAAGTTTGAATTAGCTGGAAATATCTATGAAAATTTATATTTACTAAAAAATAATTTGGAATTAGTGTAAATAATTACTACATTTGTATAAATTAACTAAAAATGGAAAATAAAATAATCGAAGGAACAATTAATTTCAAAATAGAGATTAAAGAAAACGAATATGACTTTGAATTTTCAGAAAGAACGGCTGAAAATGAATTATTGTCACTAATGGTAGCTAGAGAAATCTTTAAATTCTTAAAAAACAATCTAAAAGAAAGCAAAAAACAAGCTAAAGGTGCTGATTTACAGATGGTTAAGGACAGATTAAACAAAGTAACATCTGGAGAATACATACTTGGAGTTTCAATTGAGCAGACCATTGCTGCGATATTGAGTAATGTGCCTGAAGTTGCCGATGAAACAAAAGTAGAAACAGAATTAAAAACAGAATAATATGCAAATCAAAAAAATCAAAGTATTAGGAGATGGCTTAAAAGGGCTTTCAATAATCTACAACAAAACTGAAGATAAAGACGGACGTTCTTTCAACACAGATGTTACAGAAAACAAACACTATCCGATTCATTTAGGACTAGAAAACAAACTAAAGGAATTAAGAGAATATTGTGGTGAAATTTGTGGATTAATTCACGGATCACTTGAAGAAGCAGAACGTAAATATATCATAAATGATATTGATGTAATTGGTTTAAAAATAACTAACGAAACATTTTTAATTAGTGGTAAATATAATACATTTTTTGATAAGAAAATTGCTATCAATACGCCGTTGATGACAGAGGACGATGAATACGAACATTTTGATAAAGTTCAAAAAATAATTGGAGAATTATTGGAAGAAGTAATAGCTTATTACGATGGTACTAAAAAAGCAACAGACACAGAAATTGCTTATAAAATTATCAAACAACAAACAGAAAAAGGTAAAGAAACAATAAGTCCAGAGCAGTTTGATGCGATGTCTGAAGCAGAACAAAAAGCGTTTTGTACAGAGTATTTAGAAAAGAAAGGAAGTATGGTTACACATATTGAGGATTTTGAATTAGATGAAGATTCTGCAACTGTTTTACAATTACAAAAAGTAGGTTAATGGAATTATACAAAGAGTTAGTTAAACTTGATGAAGAAACTCATCAATACTTGGATAACAATGGACAAAAGTATATGGGTTTCTCATCATTTAGTGATAATTTTTTAATCAAGCCTTTTAATTCATTAGGAGCATCTTATGGTGTAGCAAAAAGTAGTGGTACAAGCGTGGATGTAGTAATGGACAAGTGGGCGCAACAAAGAGAAGCTGGAGTGCGAATTGATAAAGCACTAGAAGTGTATTTTAAAACAAAACAAATAGAAGAAGCTAATAATGATATAGTAGATTTAGTAAGAAGTGTTGCCGATGAATATAAAGATTATCACAGTATCTTTAATCAAAAAGTTGTTTACAATAAAGAATATTTAATAGCAGGTAGTCCAGATACATTCGGATTAACAAGCGCAAGAGGTGATGGGCAATTCGTTATGAGTGATTTTAAGGTATTTGAGAAAGATGACTTACACGAACATAAAGGTTGGCTATTCGAGCCGATGAATCATTTGTCTTATACTAAACAAATAAAAATAATTTTTCAATTATCATATTACGCCTTTCAATTAGAAAAACTTTTAAACAAGAGGTGTAAGCAACTATTTATACACTTGATTAATCCGACTACACAAACGCATCAACGTATAGTAGTTCCATACATGAAAAACGATGTTATATTGCTTCTAAACACGCATAAAGAGAAAATTAAAGAGTTATTAACTGTCGGTTCGCCGATGAATATAAGTGAATTAATATGAGCCTGCTTTTAGACGTAGATACACGTAACAACATAATTCTAAGACCAATAGTTCTTAAAATGTGTCCTGAATTTTCAGCATTAGATGAAAAAGAAATTTTGGTTATTTCATACATTTATGATTACTATTCGATATATCGCCAACACAACGAGCGTTCACGTATAGCATACGCTATAATGCGAGTATATGGAGATAACAACCCAAAACTATTATCTGCTTTAGAAGAACCAGTAGCAAACAGTAGAATAACTAACGCTGTAAACGCATACAAAAGCCTTCAGTACGATCCAAAAGTTGAATTGGCAAAAGTATATCAAATAACAATTGACGACATACAACAACAAATTAATTCTAATTTAACTGAAAAAGAATTACAAACAAAACTTAAAAACATTGATACGTTAAGGAGGTCAATTCAAGAATTAGAACACGAGATAACAGATAAATTAATTTCAGATGGTCAGTTAAAAGGAGATCAAGAATTAAGTTATTTAGAGAAATTACAGAAAAATAAAAAATTATACGAATCTGTTATTAATAGAAAAAAATAATGTCAGTATTACAAATATTAAAATCACCATATTTTAAAGGTAAAGGGTTTAATCCATCTCCAATTGCAAGAGGTGGAATACCTAAAGAAGCAGATAGTATATTGAACCCAAATGTTATTGGTACACCAGCACATGAATCTTTTTGGAATGACCAATTATGGGTAATTAAAAATGGTATGCAAACTGGTAATTTATTTATACCTGGTAGATACTACTATTACATGAATTTCAACCTTATGGCAACAATTAATGGTATTATAACGCCTGATATGGTTGACTTACACTTAGAATTAACATACTTAGTTGATTATGTTGGAAGCAATGGACTAAACTTTATTTGCCCTAAAAAAAGACGTGGAGGTATTTCAGAGTATTTTCAAAAAGCAAAAATAGATTACGATGTTAGATTTACTAATGGTGCATATCAATGTGGAATTGCCGCTGGACAAGACACATACGCTCAAGATTTTATGAAAAAATGGAGAGCTGGAGATAGTTTATTACCACCAGAATTACGATTAAAAAAATTAAAAGACAATGATAATGAAGTGATTTTTGGTTATAAATACAAAGGTGACGATGGAGGAATGATTGATGGCGGTTCTAAAAATTCAATATATGTAAGAACTTTTTATAAAAACCCTTCTCTCTTTAAAGGACTTTTTTTAAATACTGTATTAGCTGAAGAGTGTGGTGAGTTTGAAAAATTAGAACAATTTGTTGCACATACTAGACCTTGTGTTATGGATGGTTCTAAACAAATAGGTTCAATGTATTTGTACGGCACAGGGGGAAATATGAATAAGGGAAGTAAAGATTTTAAAAAAATATGGGAGGAAGCTAATAGAGGACAAAATAACTTTGTTCCTTTTTTAATAACAGCAAAAAGGTTTCACAAACCCTATTATGGTGGTTGTACTTTAGGAACGCCAGAAACACCACATTTACTAAAAGAACACAAGTCATTTGAAATAATTGGAGTTGAAGACATAAAAGCAGCAGAAGAAGCAATAATTTCAGAACGTCAAGAAATACTTAAAAGCAAAAACCAAGAGAAATATCAAGAGCATTTAAAGGATTACCCACTTACCGAGCAAGATGTTTTTAGAAAAACAATAGTAAATGTTTTCGACACCGAAATTATGCAAGACCAGGCTGACTTAATCAGTAGTAACCCACTACAATATTTCAGATGCAGATTAGAATGGATAAAAGATAAAAACGGAGGTATGGAATATCCGTTTAAGGTTGAGTTAATTATAGATGATTCGTTGGATGACGATAATTCAATATTTATACACAAAGACCATATACACCCGATTGATACACATGATAATTTATTTTGTGCAGGAATAGACAGTTATGACCAGGATAAAGCAAAGACGAGTAAATCTAAAGGAGCGATGTGTGTATTGATAAGAAGAAATGTTATTGGCGATAAAATGCAATTAGCACCAGTAGCGGTGATATGTGCAAGACCAAAGAGGAAAGAAATGTTTTATGAAATGTGTTTGAAGTTGGCTATACACTTTCATTTAGATACTAAGTCGGCTAATTCGGTGCTGATAGACTTAGCTAATAAATTAATATTTAATTACTTTATAGACAGAGGTTACGAGAATGTTTTAGCGTATAGACCAAAGAAATACGAATCACCTAATTCGGAGCAAACACATACTTATGGAGTTAGTTTAAATAACTATAGTAAGCCGTTGATGGTAGGTAGAATGCAAACGGCGGTGTATGATAATTGTAAAGATACTATTTGGTTTCCTGAGTTAATAAATCAATTGCAAAATTATGATGAAGTAGAGATTGGAAGTGATAATGACTTGGCAGATGCTTATGGAATTGCGTTGATGCAAGATACAAGTAGTGAATTAGCACCAAGAGACAGCAAAGACTTTATGAATGACGATGTGTTTAGTTTACCAGAGTGGACGACAGATGCAAATGGAAATAAAGTTGTGAAAACAAGTATTATACAAAGTTTGCACGATAAAAAAGAGGTAGAGAGATTAAAAAAAATAGATGAGAAGCGATTTTTAAGTTTGGATTAATTATGGTTAATGGAGAAATAGTATTATCACTTTTCGATGGAATGTCATGTGGCAGAATAGCACTTGAAAAACAAAATATAAAAGTTGACACGTATTACGCAAGTGAAATTGATAAATACGCTCAAATAGTAAGTAATGCTAATTACCCAGATATAATTCGGTTGGGCGATGTAAAAAATGTAGATGTAAGTAAATTAAAACCAATTTCATTACTTATTGGTGGTAGCCCTTGTCAATCATTTAGTTTTGCAGGTAAACGTAAAGGAATGTCTACAAAAGATAATATTGAAATATTAACAATAGAACACTATTTAGAATTAAGACATAACGGTTTTGAATTTGAAGGGCAATCTTATTTATTTTGGGAGTATATAAGAATATTAACAGATATTCGTAAATACAATCCAGATGTAAAATTTTTGCTTGAAAATGTAATGATGGGTGAAAAATGGCAGAAGATTTTAACACAAGCAATAGGAATAAACCCAATTGAAATAAATAGTGCATTAGTATCGGCACAAAATAGAAGGAGATTATATTGGACAAATATAGGTGCTGAAAGTGATGGTTTATTTGGGGATTTAGTATGTAAAATTACACAACCAAAAGATAAAGGAATATTATTGAAAGACGTTTTAGAGAGTGAAGTGGATGAAAAATATTATTTGAGTGAAAAGTCAATGAAATTATTAGGTAATGAGTTAATTAATAAATCAACATCAAAAGATAAATCAATGACAATAGACTCTTCTTATTATAAAGGAGTTGGAATAAGATGTGGCGATTGTAGACAGGTTGTTAGTGATATTTTAAAAATTGATAAAAAAGGTAAGATAAGTAATAATCAAGATAAAGCAAGTTGTTTTACGGCAGGTGGACATTCTGGTGGAAACCATAGCGATATGGATTTAATAGTTCACAACATGATGCCAAGAAGTGGTGACCCAAAAAAAGGAGGTACGGGTCATCTGACCCGTACTGACGGCAAAACTTATTGTTTAGATACAGGAAATACAAATGCTGTTGAAATTAGAAAAGACAACTTAGCTTACGGTTGCGATTATAGAAAAGATGAAGGTTTCTGTGTTCGTAAAACAGAAAAAAGCACTACGCTTATGGCAAGAGCAAGAGAAGACGTTTATGGAACAGGTTTAGTTATGCAATTAAATCCTTCAACTGAAATTGGTGGCAAACAACCATTTCAACAAAATAGAATTTACGATATTAATGGAATAAGCCCTGCATTAATGTCGCAATTAAGTTGTGGTAGCAATTTAATAAATACTAATAAAATTAGAAGACTAACACCAATAGAGTGTGAACGTTTACAAACAGTACCAGATGGATTCACGGCTCACGTTTCAGATTCACAGAGATATAAAATGCTAGGAAATGGTTGGACGATTGATGTAATTGCCCATATATTTAGTTTTATTAAATAATCATAACTTTAATTTGTAACTAACTGAAAAACAATTATATTTGGGGATAAAAATTATTCACAGAGATGAGTTATTCGTTATTACCTCCACAAGACATTCCACAAATACAAAAAACGCCTGAATGGGCTAAAAAATGCGTTAATTACGGATTATCACTATTAGACTATCAAGACGGTTATAAACAACAAGATTCAGAACTTTATCGCTCATACAATGGAGAGCGTTCAGTAGCAAGTACAGAATGGATTACTAAAATTTATGGAAAAGAATCTAGGGCTAAATTTGTATCTTATAAAGTTGGACGAGCCAAACAATACCTATTAGAAGGAGAATGGCTTAAACGACCTTTAAATGCTTCTGTACAAACAATTAATAGCCAAGCTAAATCTGAAAAGATGGAGCAAATGGATTTAATGACAGGAGCTATGATTGCTAAACAAGAACTAGAAGTATTAAAAACAGTTGCTGGTGTGGATGTAATGGAAGGAGCGCAAGTACCACAAAACGAAGACGACCCGATTTGGCTTAAAATGTCTGCTAAAGATAAGCAGGAAGATATAATGCAAGTAATTGTAAATGAGCAAGTTAGAGCATTAAGATTAATAAAAAAGTTTTCAGATTTATTTAGAGATGCAAGGATAGTAGCTAAATGTTTTGCTAAAGTGGAGATAGACCAAAACGGCGATGTAGACTTTACAAGAATTGATCCGAGAGATGCTATATATGAAGAAATTGATAACGATGACTTCTTAGAAAAAAGTGTGGTAAAAGGTGCAAGACAATCAATGCCTTTACATCAAGTATTATTGAGATACGAATTAACAAAAGAAGATAGAGCAAAACTAGAACAAGTAAGACAAAATCCAAGTTCTTATATTAACAACGATAGACGTTACAGAATGCGTTTAGTTAATCAACAAATAATGGTTGATGTAATACACGTTGAATGGAAGTCGGTTAAGCCTAGTTATTATAAAATAATGCCTAAGACACCTAATCAATTGGATTATGATGACACTACTACAGAGATAACTAAAGAGATACCACCAGAAATTTACGAAGCGAATAAAGCTAAATATGACAGAGGAGAAGCGAATGGAGAATTTAAAATAGTTACTAAGTATGAAGAAGATTTATGGGAAGGTACTTGCTTAGGAGGAATTATATATGTGAATTTGCAACGTAAACCGTTCCAGATGCGCCGATTTGATACACCAAGTAGAATTATGGATTCATCTTATGTAGGTTGCTTATTTGGCACTACAGATGGAATGAGAATATCATTACAGAAATTGATTGAGAATTTTGACTTAGCATTTGATGTTTGTGAATATCAAATAATGAAAGAGTTGAATAGAGCTAAAGGTAAAGTGGTGTTTATGGATTTAGCAGCATTACCTAAAAATAAAACTTATACTAAAGTATTGCAAGAAATGTTGGATGACGGTGTTTCCACTTATAATTCAATGGCAGCAGGAAATGTAGGTAATAGAAATTTAGAATTGGCTCATGCTATTAAAGAATTGGATTTAGGATTTAGTAGTTCATTTCCTCAATTGATTGCTTTGCAGAATAATATTTTAAATACATTAGATAGAATTACTGGTATTAATGAGAATAGAGAAGGTATGGTTTCCGCATCGGCAACTGTAAGTAATACCAATTCGGCGATAAATGCAAGTAGAACAATAACAGAACCATTGTTTTATCAAATGCAATTATTTGTAGAAAAGGCAATGACGGTAATAGTAGAAGCTACTAAAGTAAGTTGGGCTTTTTATAAACTAGATAAAGGAGAGCAAATATTAGGTACAGATAAATTTAGGTATATGCAAGTAACTAGAGAACTTGGTATGCGAGATTATGGTATTCATATTGAAGATGGAGGACGATATTTGAAATTGAAAGAAAGAATGCAAGGCTTAATGGAATTTGGATTGAATGGTAAGCAAATTGAAATGGCTGATGCTTTAAGATTTGAATTATCTGAAACAATTGTAGAAGCAGAACAAGTGTTTGAAAACGCATTAGAGAGAGTACAGGCATTAGCACAACAATCGCAACAATCACAACAAGAAGCGGCAGCGGCACAAAATCAACAAAACTTAGAAACACAAATACAAATAGCTAAAGAAAATAGAGAAGATAATCAAGCGGCAAAAATTAATGAAATAGTAGTTGCTGGCGAGGTTCAGAAAGATATAGATAATAATAAAGCTACAGGTAAGATGTATGAAAATCAACAAAAAGCCGATAACGAAATGTTAAATAATGAAATTTAACAAAATAAATTTGTTTATTGTGTGAAAAAGTACTACATTTGTAGTATGATATTAATAGGCAGTTCTGCAATTAAACATTTATTTCCTGATTTTAATAGAGAACCAAAAGATATTGATTATATAGTTAATATTGATAGTAAGCTAAAGTCGGAAAACGGCATTGAGTATTTGCAAAATCCGATAATTTATAATAAATATAAACCGTTTACTAATACGGTTATTTCAAAAGATGACTTAGTTACATTAAAAGCATCTCATTTATTTTGGAATATTAATTGGCAAAAACATATGTTTGATTTGCAATTTTTATTAAATAAAGGTTGTAAAATCGACTCTATTCTTTTTAATAATCTTTATGATTATTGGCAAACGTTTCATGGTAAAAATAAGCGTAGTGATTTAAAAATGACTAAAGAAGATTTTTTTACTAATAAAATAAATTACGATACAGCTCAACATGACGACTTACACTTAATAATAAACCCCACACCAATTTACTCAACAATTTTAGAAGATGGAAAGGAGGTAGAACTTTCAGAAGAAAAGTACAATCAATTAACACACGAACAAAAGATAGAATTAATAAGAGAAGAAGTTATGGTAATGGCTTATGAGCGATTTAAAGATTTAGATTATAAAATTGCTTATTCAAGAATGCTTAAAAAATTTATTATAAGCCATGCGCCAAAATTTACAATGATATTTATTCTAGAAAACTATATAGAATTACATAAACCAAAATTTAACTACATAAAAAAAATAGAAGATGGAATCAATAAACATTAAAATACTAAACGAATTATTATCAGAAAAGACAAGGAAACAATACTTCTTAAATGAAGAAAAAGGACATTGGGGAGTTCCTGATGTGGGTAATGGCAACCAAGACGATTATAATGAAACATTAAAATATTACAGACACCCCGAAATGCCGACAAATGTATTTTTACAAATATCATATAGAACAGATAGTTATGGAGATAACGATAAAATTGCAGAATTAAAATTTGTACAAGGCGTAGCAAAACAAATAACAATATACGAACCAATTTAAAAAAATATAAAACATGAATTTTAAAGAAATAATAGAAAAAACAAAAGAATTAGATATGTCTAATTCAGATATTGGATATGGCGAATTTGATGAAGCGGTTTTCGGAAAAATAAAACAAGTTTTTGGTCAAGGTGGAGAGGGTAAAGGTGAAGATTGGGAAAGAGTATATTTTTTTGAGGAACATGGTGTTTATTTATCAATTTCTGGATTTTACTCATCTTATAATGGAACTGATTTTGATGGTTATGAGCCAAAAGAAGTTACTCCAAAAGAAAAAACAATTACAGTTTACGAATAAAAATTAAAAAAAATAACAAACAATAAAGGCTCAACTTAAAAAAGTTGGGCTTTTTTATTATTAATAACATTGTTAATTTCTTTTTATATTGATTATTAATAAGTTATGTATATTTGTAAAATAAACGTTCATAAACAATTAATAAAATAATATGTCAGAAACAACAGCAACTCCACAGGAGCAGTCAAAGACTGAAGTAGCAGCTGGTTTAGATAGATTATCGCAAGACCCAAATTTTATATTTGACACCGATAATGCAACAGAAAAACCAGTAGAAGAAACAACAACAGCAACTGAAGAAACAGCTAAATTAGAAGGTGAAAAACCTGAAACTGAAATAGTTGAAGAGAAAAAAACTGAAGAAGAATCGTTTAAAGACGATACTAAAGCAGAAGAAAAAACCGAAACAGCAACAGAAGAAGACGGTTTTAAAGATGACGATACTAACACTATTGCATCAGAACAAGGTACTTGGAAGGCTTATTTAGAAGCAAATGAAATTCCAATTCCAGAAGACTTCTCAGAAGATAAAGGTTTTGAAGTAGTATTAAATGCTGAAAAAGAAAAAATAAAAGCGGAATACGAACAATTAGCCGCTATAAATAAAGAAAATGTTTTTGAAATACTGCCAGAAGAAACACGTTCAGAGGCTAAGTTAATTTTTGATTTAATGGCTCAAGGGCAAACATTAGAACAAATTAACGCACCAATTAATTCTATTAATGAATTAAGAGCATTAGCACCAGAACAATTGATTAGAAAAAATTTAGAAGGGTTAGCAATTTATACACCCGAACAAATTGACTATCAAATTGAAAAAATGGTTGCCGATGGAAAAGTGGAGCTTGAACACGGAATATTAATGAATAGTCTTAAATTAATGGAAGACAACATTAATACACAAAGAAAAGAACAAATAAATCAATATAATGCCAGACAAGAGCAAGTCAAGGAACAAAAGCGTTTGCAAGAATTAAATTCATTTAAAACAGCGTTGGACAAAAAGACAACGTTTATGGATAAAAAACTTACAGACGATAACAAGCGAACTCTCCTTAACGAATTTAGTAACGGAGCGACTGAGCAACTTTTGAAAAACCCTGATGATATTGCGGAGTTTATGTTATGGAAGAAATACGGTAAACAAGGTTTGTCTTATCTGAAAGCCAAAGCGCAAGAAGAAGCAACCTTAGCCAAAATGAAAGCACAACATAATATACCTCAAGATGCTACTAATAAAGGCATGGCAAACACAACAACCACAGAAACAAAAAACAATTACGCATCAGGTATAGATAGAGTCGCAAACGACCCTGCTTTTAAATAAAAAATATAGTTTTAATAGTTGAGTTAAATAAATTAATTCAAACTTTTAAAATTATAAATTATGGCACAACAAAATGCTGGACAAATACAAGTTCGTAGAGGTACATTCTCAGAAGACACTTGTACCACACAAAATGACTTAATTGCAAATCAAGCTGTAAAACCAGCGATTCGCAATATGTTAGAAATGAAAAACAAACGTTATTTAATGACGTTATTAACATCTGGAGCTGTTAAAAAAGGCGCAGGTGGTAATTCTTACTTCGTTGACCCTTCTCAACGTACAAAAACAGGAACTCTTAAACCAGCACAAGAAGATAAAGGTATTGGTAACAACGCTTACCGTTTCGATATTATCGGACGTATTGAGCGTGCTGCTGTTATTATCTCTCAAGTAGGTGGAGTAAGTCCTGATGGAACTTTCCAATTAAAAATGTTAGACCAAACATTATATCCTGGTCACGTGGTACGTTTCCCTTCAGGTAAACAAGCACGTGTTCAATCTTACCCTACAGGTTCATCTGCTTCAGGTTGGTTGTACACTTTCAAATTATTAATTGCTGGTTCAACATTTACTTTCAGTACTGATGTTGGTTCAACTAAATCATGTTTCCCTATTTATACTGCTTATTCAGAAGGTTCATTACGTTCAGATAGCCGTGATAAAAAACCAGATTCATTCATTAATCACATGACTATTCAACGTAAAACTTGTGCTATTACAGGTGGAGCGCAATCAGATGTATTGTGGTATGAATATGCCGATGGACAAAAAATCGGTTGGTTATATTGGAAATTAGACCAAGCTAAAGCGTTAATGACAGTTGAAAACGAGCGTAACAAATGGTTAGGTGTATCTACAATGAAAAACACAGATGGTACATTACGTACAGAATCTAGTTTAGGTACTGACCCAGAAACAGGATTACCAATCATTATTGGTGATGGTTTTGAAGAGCAAGTTGCAGGTACTAACACAATGACTGGTTCAGGTGTTAATGGAGAAGCTACTGAAGATGACTTTGAAGACATGATGAGAACTTTACAATTAGGTTCTAATACAGTTCAAGGTATCACTTGGGTATGTGTAACAGGTACAGATGGTTATGCTAACGCACAACGTAAAATGCAAAACTTACTTGGTGGTCAAAACATCCAATTAGTTCAAATTGTAAATCAAACAGAACAAGCAGGTGGAGCAAGTGTTGACGCTGGTTTCCAATACGATTCATTTAACATCAATGGTAACAAAGTGTTATTTATGATTCATACTTTGTTTGATGATCCAGAAATTTTCCCTCAACGTGGTAATGACGGACGTTTGTTACAATCAAGTAACTACTACTTTATTGGTTTAACAACTGAAGACAAACCAACAATGGAAATTCTTTGTAAAGAAGCTAACGGAGTTAAACGTGATTACGTTGAAGCTAAAATGTTAGGTTTAACAGGAGAGTCTGGTTTAGTACAATCTGAGGTTGACGTTACAAAATATGCAATGTTAAAAGAAGATATGTTTAATATTTATAATACAGCTATTTGCGGTATTATCTATAAAGCAGCATAGTAAAAATAATAGCTTTAAGGGTTGTGCTATAAACAACCCTTTTTTATAAAATTATAAACAATTAAAAAAACAAATTATGCAAATAGAAAAAAGTGCCACAGGCATAGAAGTTGCAAAGGAGTTACCATACAAACTTATAAAAGACGGTAACGGAATTGAACACAAAGTGATAGACTTGGATGATAAAGATTTATTACCAAGCTCTGGAATTATAGTTTTAGAATCTATTAAAAAAAATTCTAGGTCACCAATACAATCATATATTTACAGAGCAACAAAAGATTTACAATCAGATGTTTTGATTGGTATATGTATTGGCGTTGATAACCGCACAAAAGAATTAAAGTGGTTAGGAATATCTTTATCAGGACTTAATACATTCGATTTAAGCATTCCAAATGAGAGAAAGAAAGCAATTGTATTATTAAGAAGTACAATCGTGTTAGGCTCTCCTAATTTAAGTAGAAATGAAGCGGTACATATCTTTAGAGTACATGACGCTGAGAAAGCCGCTAACTTGGAAATTAAGCGTATTACAGACGCAAGACGTTCTATTGATGTGGCTATGTCATTATATGGTGAAGAACTTTATAATATGGCTCGAAATTTAGGTATTATGACTGAAACAACTTCATTACCTATTTTAACATCAGAAGTATTAAAAAGAGCAGAACAAAACCCTTCTCAATTCTTACAAATTTGGGATAATCCAAATCGTGAATTAGTAACAATTTTAAACAGATGTATAAATACAGGTGTAATTACATTTGATTCATTAGACGGCTACCATTATGAGGGACGTTTCTTAGGTCACAATGAGCCTGCTGTTTATGAATACTTTAAAAAATATCCAGACGTTAAATCGGCGTTAGATATTAAAGGACGTGAAAAGCTAAAACAATCTGAGAAATCAATGGCTAAAGCAGAACCTTTAAACACTAAAAACGATATGGCTACTGAATTAGCTATTCTTAAAAAAGAATTAGCAGAAACAAAAGCCAAATTAGAGAAATCAAGTACCGATTCTATTCGTGAACAATTAGATTCTGAAATTGAAGCAGATCCAGAATTAGTAAATGAATTAGAAGCATTAAAAGAAGAAGCTAAAAAAATAGGTGGTAACATCTCTAAAGGGCTTCATCACTTTAAGCCAGTACGAGAAAGTATTGATAAACTAAAAGAAAAAATAGAAAAAGAGAAATCAGAAGTATCTGAATAAAAACATAAAAGGAGAACTTAAAAAATTCTCCTTTTTTTAAATATATAAATATGAACGCAATACAAATAGCAAACTTAATAGATACTTATTTAGATGTAACACGTAGCGCACGTTTCCAGAGACAGGAATACGACAATGCTACAGATAACGCAATAAGAAATTATATAGATAATATTTTAAATGATTATTTACCAAATAAAAATATAAGTTTTCAATCAGAACAAGTTATATCTGATGATTTATATACGCTACAAAAAACACAAACAGCAGCACCAACTGCCGATGTAGCATTATTTCCAGCTGATTATTATTTCCTAACATCTCTATTTGTAACAATAGGTGGTGTAACAACATATTGCAGACCAACAAATCAAAACGAACTTGGTCCATTATTAGAAGATACATTTAGAAAACCATCTGATGCTAAACCTTATTATTTACAAGGCTTAACAGGTTTTAAAATATATCATGGAACAGGCACAATAACAAGTGCAGCTTTAAACTACTTAAAAAAACCAAATACATTTACTATAGGAACTGATGCACAATTAATAACAGCAGGTGGAACTTTAGCTATTGGTAGTTCTTACATAGCAGTTGATGTATCAGTAGAAAATTCTATAACATACGCTATAGGCACTCAATTTTTAGCAGGAACAACAGCGTTAACAAGTGGAACTGTAATATTAGCAAGTAATACAGTAACGGTTGAATTACCAGAAAAAACACATCCACAAATAGCTAAAATGGCTGCTGAAATATTAAGTGGTGTTACACAAGATTATAACAGGTCGGCATTTTCGGAGAAACAAGCTAATAAATCTTAATTGTGATAAAAAGTTACACTATAATTATTTGATTATCAGTTAATTATGTTGAAAACTTATTAAAAACATATTACGTATTAACCGTTAAAAACTTTAATTTTACAAACATAACAATCTAAAAAAAAATAAATTATGAATCAAAATCAGGAATCAGTATTATTACGCACATCCGCAGCGAGTGACGTAGTATGCAGTAACGGAGTATTAACCGTTGCAGGTTTGTCTGGCACAAGAAAGTCTCGTATTTCTTCTATCACACAAATTAAGTACAAAGCAGAAGTAGTTCAAGTTATAACAATTGGAGCTACTGCTTATACACCAACAAGTGGAACTAGATATGGAGTATTAATTGGCGACACTAATCGTATTCGTAACGGTGCTGCCGAACAACTTAAACCATATTTTTATGTAACACCATCAAACATTACAGATTTAGGTGCAACAGCAGCATTACAACGTGAAGCTATCAGTTTAGCTTTAGTTGCTGCTATTAATGCAGACTCTAAAAACTTTGTAGTAGCTGCTTCTTTAGGTAGCGGTAATGGATTTACAGTAACAGATGATGCTGGTTACTACCCTGCGTTCTCACAAACAGGAACAGGTCGTTTAGGTGCATCAGAAGTATTACCAGTTGAAAACAATGATGGTTCTGGTTTCTTAGCAACAAACGTTTCAACTACAACTGCCGCTGTAATTGCAAGTGGTGTTGGTGCAACATTAGCTGCTGGAGTTCCAGTAGTAGATGCTTATTATGGTGGTTTATTGAGTGGTTATTTACAAGGTTTGTTAAATGGTTTATCATTTACAACCAAGTCTACAACTTCTGCAAACAATAATTTACCAGCAGTAAGTGGACAAAATTATGATATTTTTGTTATCACTTCATTAGTAGATGCTTCAGCTCATAACCAACGTGGTCAATTAGCTTTAGTTCCTAAAATGCAAGCAGTTGCCGTTGATAATGGTACAGGTTCAGATACTGGTAATTTAGCTGGTTTCTTAGCGTTTGAAAGAATTATGCGTAAGCACATTTCTCAATTATATTCAAGTGATGTTAATTCTTGGATTGAATTTTATGATTCTCCAATATTATTTCAAGGTGCTGCTGGTGCAGTTCCAACAACAACTGGAGAAAATAAAGTTGCAACAGATTACGGTCAATTCGTTTATAACCAAGTTGGTACACAAACAATTACAGTTCCAACTCCAGGAAACACTGGTTTAGTTTTAGATCAAGATTTAACAGCTACTGAAGGTGCTGAATACACTCCAGCATTAACAACTGTTAATAATCAATCATTTATTGTAGGTAAACAAGAATTTAGTTTTGTTTACAAAACAATTACTGCTGACCATACAGACGCAAATCTTTATGTTGGTTTCCGTAAAAAAGCCGCTCACGCTGCTGACTTTAATAACTACACAGACTTAGGTGCAATTGGTTTCTTAGGAGATTTAGTTTACACTTGGGGTATATTAAATAACGCTGCTACAGTAGCAACTAACACAACTGTTGTACCAACAGACGCAGCTTATGAAGAGTATGTTGTTAATGTTGATATTAATGGTGTTGTTACGGCTAAGAGAAACGGTGTTACTTACCCTGTTTATTCAGCAGGAACTACAGCTTTAGTGTTTGATGCAGGAGATGAAATGATTCCATTTTTCTTAAACACAAACATTGGCGGTGGAGACCCTGATACAGTTGTAAATCATTCAATTGCAACATCAACTATAAACTGGTTAGTGTAAATAATTAAATAAAAAAATAATCATAAGAGGGGAGTTGTCAGTAGATTTCTCCCCTTTTTTAAAAACAAAATATTATGGGACTTAAAATTATAAACGGAACAACTCAATTAACTCCATTTCCTACAAGATTAGGAAATTTATTAGATGGTATAAATGCTAACGATGCAGTTATATTTAGCCAAGTATTTACAAATGCAGGAACTTATGCAGGAAGTAATACGTACACAGGAACAAATACATTTAGTGGAGCTATTGTATCTTCATTAACAACAGAATCAACAAGTACAGATACAGGTGCTGTTAAAACAGCAGGTGGATTAGGTGTAGTTAAAAATGCTCAAATTGGTGGTCAATTAGCTATCAGCAAGAATATTATACGTAAAATGACACCTTATACAGCCGCTGTAGATACAACTGTTGGATGGACTTTAACAGAGGTTAAAAATGGTTTAATTGCAGGTTGTTTAAAATCAACCACAGCCGCCGCTGTAACCTTAACGTTAGATTCAGTTGCTAATATCATAACAGCATTTGCAGCAGCAGGTGTAACAATTGGAGCAGGAACAGTATTAGAATTTGTAACAGATAATACAACAGGTTCAAATGGATTAACATTAGCAGTTGACGCTGGAGCAACAATAGCTGTAGCAACACCTGTTATTACTGGTGGAGCAACATTAACTTGTTCTACTGTAAATAAATTAGCTCGTTACCAATTGTATTTACAAAGTGCTACTGTTGGTATTTTATCACGTATAGTTTAATTAATTAAAACATAAAAAATATGTCTACCATTTCAGAAGTTTGGAGAAAATTAACCGCTGGTATCACTACTGGCGGTAAATCTTTATTAATAAAATCACCTATTACAACAAGTGCAGGAGCTTATAGTTCTGGAGATTGTGTTGGAACAATACAACAATTAAAAGATGTTGTAACAGTTGTAAACGGTACAGCTATATTGAAGTCAATACAAGTAAAAGATACAGCGGCTCAAAGTGCAGCATTAACAATACTAATATTTGATTCATTGCCGTTGGGAGCAACAACAACTGATAATTCAGCTTTTGTTTGGGGTTCAGGAACGGCTTTTACACAAGAAATAGCTAAAATAAATATTGCAGCTACTGATTATGAATCAATTGACTCTAAATCAATATATGACAGCGATGCTTTTTCACAAGTATTAAAAACTAATGGTGGACTAGATTTATATTATGTTGTAATAACAACAGGAACTCCAACTTACGCAGCTAATTCAACAACTTTATCTATAAACTTTGGTTTCTTGCAAGATTAATAGATGCCTAATATTAATATAAATAGACGTTTAATTTTAATAAAAACAGCATCAAACACTGTTCCTGCATTATACCCAGTTGATTATGATGGTCAAGCTTACCTTGACCGTTTACCAAATGCACCAAGTACACCAGAACAGGAATTAATTAAATCTTTTTTCTTAGGTTTAAAAGTATTTAATGGCTTACCAATGGAGGAGGGCGGTATTAAAGAGGCGTTTGATTATGATTACTTTTTTGGAATCAACACACAAGCAAATGCAAAGGTTAACGCTATTAGCAGTAGCTTTCCTATCGTAGAAAATGGCGCACCAACGTGGGCAACAACAGGCTATACAGGTGGAGCAGGTAAATATTTAAAGAACGGATTTATTGATAACGTTAATGCAGAGGCTTTTAAACTTGCAGATGGATTTATTTATATTCACGTAAATACAGAGGGTAGTGGATCAAGTGGGGGTTTTGAATTAGAGGCGGGCGTTTGGTGCGATAATGCTTCGGGGATAAATTCTTTTGTAGCGGCTCGTTATTCAGGTTTAGCGAAAGGATTATTAAATATTTCTAATGCTTCTGTAGCTGAATTATTTAGTTCACAAGGTAGCGCAATTGGAACAACTGCAATAGAAGTAAGGGGGTCAACATTAAGGCTATGGAAAAATGGTGTTGTTGTTGATGATAATGTTAATCCAGGAGTTTCTTTTGCTATTTTTGAAGATTACTGTTTAGGAATACATTATACTGTTACCGATGCAGTACTTCGTGAATCTACAAAAGAAGTTTATAAATGGGGTAAAGGTGCAAGTAGTCAAATAGACCAAGCCGATTTTAATTACCGTTTAGGACTTTTAAAATCAAATACAGTTTGGACGCCTAAGCCAATGAAAGGTAATATTTTTAGTGATGACTTTGCAAGGTTATCAATAGGAAGTAACTACATAAACACAAGTGGCGTATTTAGTTCTAATGGTACAGGCTTTGAAGTAACAAATGCTGCTAAAGGGCTATTTGTAGCCGCTATTGGTTTATACAATAATTTTTATGCTGTTTACGATATTAGTACGGGTTACATTTATTTTAGAAACGGAGCAACAGGAACAAATTTATTAAGCACTTCTGCCACTTCTGTTATCCCTTCAAACGGTGATAATTTAAGACTTGATTTACAAAACCATAAAAACCTTTATACGTTAAGAGTTTATAATGGTGGCACTTTAGTACATTCACATTTCTACGACTTTGGTATTACATACCCACAAACTAACATAGCACCAATGGCATTTACTCCAGCAATGGGTGCAATATCAAATGATGGTTTGTTTACAAGGATGTTACAATACTCACCAAGTGGATATAAAAGTTCATTTGAACGCTTTACAATTTCATGTAATTACCAAGTTAACACAAGTGGAGCAACACAAACAGGGAGTTATTTTCAATACTTTAGCCCTGCTGAATTAAATGCTGATGTTTGTTTTGTAGGTGACAGCAACTTCTTTAGATTCTTTGCAGACTATAAACCTAATGCAATTACTGAGCGTGTTGGATTAGGAAGATATTACAATGTTTACGGCGGGCCAGGTGCAAAGGTTGAAGATGTTAACGGTAACGAAATAGCAAGTTTAAACCCTGCAATAGTAGTTATTAATTTAGGGACTAACAATAAATATTTAGGAGATAGTAACGCTACTGTTTTTGCTAAATTACAAACACTTTACAATACTATACACGCATTAATACCAAGTGCAACAATATATGTATGTTGTATTCCACCTTTGAACGCGTCGGATAATAGTGGATTAAAAACTTTAATAGAAGCAGGATTTACAAACACGATTGATTTATATACGCCTTTATTGGGTACTGGTTTTGCTATTAATCCAACGTATAGTCCTGATGGCATACATATTAACGGAGCAGGGCAACCAATAGTAGCATCAATAATTGAAACAGCAATAGGATTCTAATTATGACACTAACAGCAACAGAACAAAATATATTACTTACAATTATTGGATTTGTAATAACTACTTTTTTAGGCTTTTTAGCATGGATAGGTAAATCAATGGTAGCTAAAATGGGTGGCATTGAAACTGTTTTAAATCAAATTAAAAATGAACTTGGTATATTAGCTAATGATCATACAAACTTAAAGGAGGATGTAAAAGAGGTTAAATATCGTGTTGATAAATTAGAATCGAAAAAATAACATTGGCTGAAAACGATGTATATAAAAATCTAAGGGAATTTACAGCTCCAAGACAATATTTTTATTTAGAATGTTGTATAAAAGATGGTATAATATATCAATGCACAAACACACAAGGAACAGGTGGTAGATTTATTGAAGATGATTGGACTCCGACAGCTCAATATAGTGAAATAAACAACATTTTATTAGATTTAAAACTAACAGATACTTTACAAAGATACAAAGAACTAATTTATACTGGCGATGATTTAACCGAATTAAATATTTGGGATTCACCAAGTAGACTTGTACAATATTATTCTATTTCGTATATTTACACTTTAGGAAATTTAACACAAATAGTAACAACAAGAACATCTGATTCTTTTGTTTATACAAAGGATTTAGATTATGATATAAACGATAATTTAACTAGTATTAATATAACAATTTAAAAAAACAATAATATGCCAAAAAGTACAGCGTCAGCCGATGACACATTAAACGCAAATTTAAGAGCAGTAGATCCGTCTTGGAGAGCAAATGTTAGCCGATGGGTTGCTTTATATACAATATCACCAGGAGTTGGCGGTTCAGCTAATACTAACGAAGCTACAGACGCTTCTTATGCAAGGGTATTAGTAACTGCCGCAACAGGATTTACAGCAGCTTCTAGTGCATCTTCAAGCAATGTAGCAGCGATTACGTTTCCTGAATATACAACTGCAACAGAATCAATTACTTATTGCGGTATTGTAACAACTGCTTCAGGAGCAGGTACAATTATTTATTTCGGAGCGTTAACAACGCCTCGTTCATTAAGTCCAGGTATTACACCTAACTTTGCAATTGGGGCATTAGTAGCAACGGAGGCATAATGGTATTGCCAATATTTAATAAAAAAGATGTTATAGTTAAACTTTTCAATGGAGAAGTTGAAACTAACTATGAAGGTTATGAAGCTCAAAATTGTGAGTTCTCATTAACTGGTAATGGTAAAATATTTAATACTAGCGAAGTGGTATTTCCAAAATGTATAGGTAAATCGGACATAGTAAACGGAATGAAAGTTTACCATAAAGGAAACCTTGTTTTAGAAGGTTCAATTCCTGATATTAAAATTAGTAATATATTTCAACCTGTTTTTGAAGTAGGAACAATAACTAATCAATTAGTAGATTCAAATGAAATATACAATTGTAGTATTTGTGGAACTCAAGTTTCAGTTGACCATGTTAATCCACCGATATTTAATTGTAAATGTGAAGGTGCTAAAGTTATAGCGGAAATGGAAGCTGTAGCTGTTGGTAAAAGTAGTTTAGCAATGTAAGATATGCCAGGATTCAACGGAATAAAATCAGTAGTAGATGCAGAACTTGAAGGAAGAGTTCGCAATTACCAGTTTAGGAAGAATCCTACTCAGGCTACTACTGCTGGAATTTGGTTTGATTTTGCAAATGCCGCTGGAAATCCAAAGGCAAAACAATGGTTTGATGCTTCTCCTTTAACAGCTACACAAGTATATCAATCAACAGATTTAGGATTGTATCATGGAGCAAATGTATTACCAGCTCAAAAACATCTTAGAAAAACAACTATATGGAATCCAACAGTAACAGCCTTACCAATGCAAATGTTATTATTAGATTATTTATTATACTATCCAACATTTGACGATTCCGAAACAGGATTACAAACTTGTACAAATACACCACCTTCTTTTGCTGATTTTACAGCAGATTTTACAAATGATTTACTAACATATACAACAACTACATTTATTCCTGCAAATTTATTAACAGGAACTTTAGTAACACTATCTACAACTGGAACATTACCTTTAGGGTTAAGTGTTGGTGATTATTATTTGATTAGAGTATCTGATGGAACTTGTCGATTAGCAACAACATTAGATAATGCTAGAAATGGAGTTTGTGTAAATATCTTAAATAATGGTACAGGAACACATACACTAAAATGGTTATTACCAAGATGGGGTAATGGAGAAGGTGTACAAATGATGGCTATTACAACAGGTGCTAGAACAGGTGGACAAACATTTACAGTGAACTATACAAATAGTGAAGGAGTAGCAGGTAGAACATCTGGAAACATACCTCAAAATACATCAAGTGTTTTGGGTACTATAACAAATTCAGCTTTAGCTGTTGGTGTAAATACTGCTGGACCATTTATAAGCTTACAATCTGGCGATAAAGGAGTAAGAAGTATTCAATCGGTTCAAATGAATGGAGTAGATACAGGATTCTTTTCAATAGTTTTAGTAAGACCTTTAGCAGAAACATTAATAAGAGGTATAGACGCTCCAGTAGAGAAAGATTATTTACTACATAGCGCACAATTACCTAGAATATATGATGATGCCTTTTTAGGCTTTATAGGACTACCTAATGGAACATTAGCAACTGCTGTAGTAACAGGAAATTTAAAAGTAATATTTAATTAATTAAAATAAAATACAATGGCTGGAATAGCATCACACGACCAATTAATAAACGCACTAAGCAATGGTCAAACATTTAAAAATAACTTTGGAAAGAACTTTAATCCTACAGCCAATGCTGTAGCTAATGAATTTCATACTCTATTTAGAGGTGCTGGTAATCCACCTGCTGATGCTTTATTTGATACAGGTTCTAGTAAAACATTTGTACCAGTATTAGATACTACAACAAGTGCATCTACAATTCAACATGGCGGAAACGTTCAAGCGTCAAACTATTATAAGTATTTATTAAATATGACGGCTGTAAGTGCTGCCGCAACTGTTGTACCAGGAATTATAAAACTAATTGATGTAATTGGTTATTATAGAATGGCTGCTGCTGATTTACCTACATTAACAGCACAAGCTTGTACAAATACATTAGGTAGAAGTGATACTTTTACTGCTGATGCAGGTACAGATATTTGTACTTACACATCAACAGCGTCAATACCAAGTAATTTATTAACAGGAACAAGAGTTAGGTTTACAACAACTACTACACTTCCTGCACCTTTAGCTACTGCTACAGATTACTTTTTAATTAGAATGACTGATGGTACATTTGAAGTGGCTACTACTTATGCTAATGCTATTGCAGGAACACAAATTAATATTACAGACGCTGGAACAGGTACACATACTATAACTTGGTTACTTCCAAGATACACAAATGGAGCTGGTGTTCAAGCAATTTATTTTAATCCTGCGGCAACAGCATTAGGAGCAGTTACACCCAATTTATCATTATCAGATTATACTAATTCAGCACAAACTACAGGTAGAGTTACACCTACTGTTTTACCAGTTGGTAAGTCTGGAGCAACTAATTCACATATACTTTATACAGGTGCTACAGGTACAGGTAAATACAATTATACAGTACCTTTAATGTCTGGAGATAATGGTATAGCTCAAATAAATTCACTACAACATTCAGCTAACTATACAAATTCAACAGCAATGTATACAGTAGCTTTAATTAAAGAAATTACTGAAATACCTTTATCTACATTAGGTTTAGCAGCAGAAAGAAACTTGTTAACTGAAATGCCATCACTGCCTAGAATTTACGATACAGCGGCTTTATATTTATTATATGGTAGTGGTGTTAATACGGTTGCTGGCTCAGCTTTTTCGGGTACTATAACTACGGTATGGAATTGATTATCAATGAGTTTACTAAATAACTATAGCGTATTAAACAGTTCACCTGGTCGAGCGATAGGTAACTTTACTAACTTGTATTCAAATTACAAGCCTAGTAGTTGGTATAGTTATTATATTCCTGATACAACTACAACAAGTTTATTAAAAAGAGCTTCTATATTTACAGGTACAGAACCACCTTATTCTTGGATATTTGCAATAAAAGGAGGAGAATTATCTTCTTCTAATACACTAGCAGGAAGTAGTACTTTAACATCAGGAATGATGGGTGCTTCTGCAATGGCTGTTACATTGGATGGTGTAGGTGTTTTAACGGCAGGTTTATCAATTAGGATTCAATTAGCTGCTACATTAACAGGTACATCTACATTAGTTGGAAATGTATCTGCAAGGATAGCAATGTCAGCCACTTTAGCAGGAACTAGCGTATTAACATCAGGATTATCTTTAACAGTTAAAATGGCATCTACAATGAATGGAACTGCTACTTTAACAGCAAACTTAAAAGGTGTTGCAAGAATGGAAGCTCAAATATATGTTAATCAATCACAGGCAACTGTTGAAGAATTAGTACAAGGTGTTTGGGAAGCAATATTAGCAAATTATGATTCAGACCCTGATTCGGCAGCGGCTAAACTTTTAGCGGCAGGTTCAGCAGGTGATCCGTGGTCAACAACATTACCAGCAAGTTATACTGGTAACCAAGCAGGTAAAATAGTAGCTGATTTAGAAACATTAATTAAACAAGTTAAAGCATTAACAGCCGCTGGTTTATAAATTTTATTTATATTTGTAATATGGAAAATAAATTAAAATACTTAGTAATTCACTGCACAGCCACACAAGAAGGTAGAGAACTAACTAAACAAAATATTATTGATATGCACACCTTGCCAGTACCAAGAGGTAGAGGGTGGAAGCAAGTAGGTTATTCGGATATGATACATTTAACTGGATTAGTTACAAATTTAGTTCCTTATAACG